GGCATGGTTTGTATATGCCATATTATATGCGCCAGCACCTAAAACAACAGCATAGAGCAATGATGAACCATTCACATAGTTATCTGATGCATTGCACCTATTGCATGAGCTTAAATTTATGCCGTTGTAAATTCCAGTTGTTGTGTATCCCGCATCAACTATTGTATTCCCCAGAATACGAAGTCCTTCACATGCTGTAACATCAATTCCATGCCCGCGAACTCTGCGTACTTGGTTTTGGCTGACACTTCCAAAGCTTACAGTATTCAAAACTATACCAAGGCCTGCGCTTCCGTTTCCGTCTACTATGTTGCCGCTAATGTTTGTTATATAGTTCGCAGATGTAGTCCCTGTCATAATCATATTAATACCTTTTAAAGCGGAGGTATAAATGACATTATTTGTAATCTGCACGTCAGCAAATGTCTGGTTTTGGTAATCAGGAGTGGAGTTGGCCGGGTTATAGTACTGTATCCCGTTATTGCATGCTTCGATGTTATTGTTGCTGATTATAATGCGACCACATGAACGGTCGCCAATGAATACACCATCGCTGCACTGATGAATATGATTTCCTGTGATAATCATCCCAAAACAATTCTGATGGTCAATTGCGTTATTAGGGAAACCCCTTACTATGTTGTCTGTTGTGCTTAAATGGAACTGAGCAGAAGCGGATATTCCCTGGCATGATGAATCCGTTCCTGAAGCTGAGACAACAATGTTATTTCGCATGGTATTGAAATAACCTTGAGATGTTCCTATGGTATTTCTCATTAGGATTCCCCAAGCGCAATGGGTGCAAATGTTCCCCTCCATAACAGCATGTTCGTTCTCGTTGAACCAGATACTGCAACGGTAGTTGCCTGTTCCTAAAAGACCGCAAGAGTCTGTCTGGTTATTCCTGGCAACAACTCGCGAGGCGGTGCTGTATATCGCGGTTAGCCCAGTATTGGTTACTTTACAGCTCTCAACAATAGTACCTGTTGCGGTAGATTCTACATTAATACCAAGAACTGTTGCACCATTGCTTCCTTCAATACGTATCCGTCGTATAGTGTGGTCTGCGTTGCGCACGCGCACAACATTGAAAGATGCAGCGACATCAGTAACGACAAGACCCATATTCTGAAAGATTATGGAGTTGCTGTTGTTGATTGTGCATTCCCCGGTTACATTAAATGTTGCTCCAAGCCCATCAAATATGGCGTTTTGTGACACAGCGGCTGCCGCCGCCGCATTAATGGCTGTATGTGCTGTAGGGGTAGTTGCGTCAACCCTCGGTAGCGCTCCGAACATATACGGGGATATATAACCGACGTTTACCCGCACCCATGCAGCGCCACCGCTAGTTTTGATGATTGTCCCGTTGTTATCAGCGTACGACGATCCTGACATTACGGCCCGGAACTGACCACCACCATAGCCGGTATTTGCGGTGTGCTCCCGTACGGTGATGCGCTGCTTGTCATAGGATGGCTCTATAGTTCGAAGCGTAGCAATGTCTGGACACTCACCAATTAACTTCTCGCCATCCATCGCGGCCAGTGCTGCACGAAGAGATGCATCACCGACACCAACCCATGAACCAGGACCAACGCCACCAGTGCTGGCAGGGGTAGAGTTTTCCGGAACAACTTTCGGGCCGGATGCAAACGTACCAGTCCATTTGTAATATTCGCCGTCGGCGGTGTTCAGCAGCACCTCATTAGGGTTGTTGATAGTCGCGCCGGTGGTGAATGTTTTCCCTGTAAGGATAACGTAACCGAAGGCGTTCATTGCCTGCTGCGCGATGTAATTGATTCCCTCGATTGTGTAGTGCTTCTGACCAAATCGATCGATATAAGTCCACCCCATCGAAGTGACGAACTCGTCAATTTTCCCGGCGTTATACTTCAGATCGCGTGGTGATTCGCTTGGAACAGGCAGGTTGGTAGGTGTAGTAGCCATAATTATTCCATAAAAAACCCGGCACGGTGGCCGGGTTGGGGTTGGTCGGGGACGGTTC